AGATTGAACCCACGGTCAAGGATATCAAAAATGTGGTGCCCAACAAGAAATTGATCCAACAATTAAAACAGATTGTGAATCAAAATAGTGCGGCCATAGATGGTCTTTTCAATCCTAGTGAACTGCGTGCCGCTCAACTCAGCGACTTGCCACAGTTGTGCAAACGCTACATCAACTCAAGAATTATGAGTGATTATGAAGATTTATTATCTGGGTTTGGTGACTGGTTGCAGGCCAATGTCACTCCAAGAAAATACAACAACATAGTTGAATACTTGCAGAGTCCCCGAAGCAACAGCGACGGCATGGTAGCTGCTTTCACAGCTTTCTTATTGTTGCACGAAATCAAGACTGACATGCTGGAACAACTAGATCGCCAGCAACCTGGGCAAGAAGGCTGGGTCCTGGCTACCGACGCAGGGCGTGCAAAACTGGTAAATCGCTTTGGTTTCAGCGCCGGAAACCGCATCTTAAACAATCCTAATTTGGCCACCTAGCCAGCCATTTTTACCAAAACTCATAAATAAAAGTAGGTCCTTTGTGACCATATATTAAGGAGAATCAAAATGGCATTTATTACCCCCGTATCTGGTGGCGCACAACCAGTATTTGCAACCGACGTTCGTAACCCAGTTGCAGCAAACGCAAGCACAGCAGCAACACCTGTAAACTTTGCTGGTCCTAAATTAGACTTTTATCAAGTTGTTGCCAACACATCTGTTGCAGGTCAACAAGATGTTAACGAGTATGTTTCCAACGTTATCCAAGCTCTACAGAGCACATGTACAGTTGCTATGTACCAAGTTGACGCCGACAAGATCAGCTTTGGTATTTTCCCAACAGGCGCATTTGGTAACAGTGCAGCAAATCCCCCAACAACAGTGAACACAGCTAACTTCTTGGCCGCTGCCAACATCACTTATGCTGGTTTTCAGTTGGATACTTGCACAAGCATTGGTTTCAAACTTGCAGCATCCTAATCGAAAACATCGATTGCACGAAACCCGCTCCGGCGGGTTTTTTGTTGATCATTCGTTTGCATACTAAATATTTTTGTAGCAACAGCTACGCTCGTGTTACACACACATACACACAGAAAGGAGTATATCATGAGCAAATCACCCTACGAGATCCGTCTCGAACTTCTCAAGCTGGCCAACGAAATTCTCTGCACGCCAGTGTATCAAAGTCGCGAAAGCAAACTGCAAGAATGGCACGCCAGTCGTGAAGTTTATGCTAACGAGATTGCACCGAGAGATCCCAAACCGTTCCCAACCTTGCCTGATTTTCCATCCACCACGGATGTGATCAGCAAGGCCGAAGAACTCAACCGGTTTGTGAGTCAGCAATAAACAAGGCCCCGCAAGGGGCTTTGTAGTAAATACATCATGCAGGTCAGCAAAATAACTGAAGTAACCATATTTGAAAGCCCCGATGGTGGGCGCACTGTGTATGCCCGTAATCCAGGTAGCAAAGATCGTACCTTGCACTGGCAAGATCCCGACCTGCAACGCGAACTGGCCGAACTGGAAAGTCAGAAACGCTGGGTAGACATATTCCAAGCCCGACGAGACAATCCAGAACTGGATCACTTGTGCGAGCAGGTAGAAATCCTGTATGAGTTAGGCAAAAGATAATGAAATATGTTTGCCAGACTTTGTTTGACATCACAGCAACCGGGGTCACAGGACATTTCAAAATAAATGGCATGCCTTTTGTTGATCGTGCTGGTCAACGTATCATAGACAATGATTCCTGGCATCGTAGCAGAAATCAACAACGCAACTGGGAAACATTAACACAAATACTAGGACTAAGAACGCAACTATTTGAGGTAACTGATCCGGTCAGAGACAAGTCTGGAACCAAATGGATGTTTGAATTTGAAACGGAAACATCGGACACATTTGGATCGCCGGATGATCCTACTGCAATATTACGGACCGATGCGGAAGCAGTGCCTATGATCCTTAGTCTGGGCAACCAGCCCGATATACTGCCTTTCTTGCGCACTTATGGGCCCGGACAAAACATATGGTTTGCGGCCCTACCATAAATATTAGACCATGAGCGAAGCCACTGAAATTGAAAAGAAAAGTCTAGAAGCTCACGTGGAACTGTGTGCCGAACGCTACAATCAGCTGGAAGCCAGATTTGAGCATGTAGAAGGCAAAATCAATCACCTGGATGCTTTGTTGCGCGAAGTGCATGACATGGTACAAAGGATGAGCGAAAAACGCACAGATCAACTCATTGGTTGGGGAGTGGGCATCATTGGTGCTTTGATAGCAACCACAGTATATTTGGTCACACACTACGTATTAAAATGATCACAGAACGCGAAGTAGAACGCATGTTTCGCAAGGAATTTAGCGATCTCATGCCCAACGTGATTTGGCAAACTGAAGATGGTGTCTATCAGGTTTTTGATCGCTATCGCATACAGCCTGAAAACATCGGGTTCCGTGTGACCTGTTCAGCTACAGATATTGGCGTGTTTGCCAGTACAAAAACAGCACTCAGCTGGTGTATAGCAGACAAAAACTGTGCATATAATACAGCCCGAGAAATCCTGACCATGGACACAAAACTGGCAGCACTGACAGCAGACATAGCCACACGTGCTGCCATAGGTGATCACAGTCGAGATCCGGCTCTGCGCGAGATGATACTGACCAAACTGGAAAGCAAGATCATACACAAAAAACTGCTGGAAAATCAACTGGCCAAATGCGTGAGCTGGGCTAAATATGTACAACAACGAGGATTCGAAGATGAAACTGCAAGAACTGGCCGTGGCCAACCCAACAAAACAAGCCGCTAAGGTATTTGAAAGTTATTTTGGCACAGATCTGGCATTTGATCGCATCAGTGCCCAGCAGACCCGTAGCATGTTGCGCCGTGTGCGCAACACCATAGCTGAACATCGCCGTACTCCAGAATTCCATCGCAGCGAACAAAATCCTGCTTATCTAAAACTAGTGGTCATGGAACAGGCCTTGGCCGCACGTGTGCAGGAACAAGCCGTGGGCATGAGCACAGCCTCCACAGCAGCCGGCACAGGTGCCTATGTCAACAACATGCCCAATGCTCAAACTACCACAGCAGATCCAACCAAGACTGCAGCGGCCATGACCTTGCAACGTCAGCAACGTCAGCGTCAACTGGATGATGAAGACAAACAGTTGACAAAACAAACTCAAGACATTGCAGCAAGAAAATCTGCCATACAAAAAGAAAAAGCTCAACTTGAAAGTCGTCGGACATTGAAGCAACGTCTCAAAGAGGCTAGTGAAGTGCAACAGGCACAAGTCGTGCTGGCCAGCCAAGACATGGTTGACCAAGTGCAGAAGATGAGCGAACAAGTGTCAGCCATGCAGTTCAAAGATCTGCCAGCCTTGGTAGATCAGATCAAGAACGAAGTTGGTGTGGATCAAGCCATGCAATTCAACACCGATGCCACAGCCGCACTGGCAGGTCTTTTGCAGAACTTGCAAGGCGCCAAAACACAACTAGAAGGTGCTTTGGGTGTGGTAACAGGACAGGCTCCACAAGTTCCTGGCGCTGACATGGGTGCCGATCTTGGTGCAGAACTGCCAGCTGAACTTCCTGCCCCTGGTGAAGAAGAGATCAATGTCACAGATATAGACGTTGAAGAACCCGAAGCCGAACCAGCGGCTGCAACCCTGGGTCGTGCTCGTAGATAATGTTGATTCGTGAATTTGCGTCTGACAAAAGTGCCACAGATCCGGTCAAGCTGTTAGCTTTGGCCACCTTTCTCAAGCAGCGTGCCGAAGATGAAAACGCCGTTGCGCAGATCAGTCAAGCGGCATTTATTGAAGCAGCCAAAAGCCTTGACATAAACATTACCCCCGAAAGCCTGGCCGACATGATTGCTCAAGGTCCATTGAAGAATGTGTTGGAACCGTTGCAACCCAATTCCGAAGTGGTCAGATTCAAAGGCAACACCGAAGAAGTCACAGGCATGAGCGTGGACCAGGCACGAGCCGTGGTTGATGCCAATGCCAAATCAGCAATGAAGCGACGTCAGTGATCAAACACAAGTTTTCAAAAATAGAATTTTACATCACAAATGTTTGCAATTTAGCCTGTGAAGGTTGCAATCGTTTCAACAATTATAATTTTTCTGGACACCAAAAATGGTCAGAGCTGGAATCCATTTACCAGCGTTGGGCCCAGCACATAGGCATAGAACACATGGTTTTGTTGGGCGGTGAGCCCTTGCTCAATCCTGACATTTTGAACTGGGTACACGGACTCAATCGCGTGTTTGGTACCAATGTCCAGATACTGTCCAACGGCACACGTATCAACAAAGTGCCAGGTCTATACCAGGCCTTGCAGGTGGGTGGCAATTGGATGGGTATCAGTTGGCACAATCCACAAACCATAGATGACTTTGATCAAGAAGTACGCAAATTCCTGCAAGGTGAAGTGATCAAGGTTGATCGCAATCATGAAGACAACAATTTTGGTGCTCCTATGATGTGGATGGATTCCAATGGTGTCAAAATACCCTTGTGGATCCAGTACGAATTTTATGACAGTGCCATAAAGTTAAATCAGTCTGGCAGATTTGCGTTGCACAACAGTGATCCTGTGCAGGCTCATGCCAGCTGTGGTTTTGCCAAATTCAAAAACTATCATTTTATCAACGGTAAACTGTACAAGTGCGGACCCGTAGCCTTGTTTCCAGAATTCGACAAACAGCATGAGTTTGACATATCTGCGGCCGACAGAGAACTGATCAACAGTTATCAACCATTGACTGTGGAGGGCTGTGCCGATCATGGTCCGGATTATTTCAAACAATTGGATCAAATGTTACCACAGTGCAAGTTCTGCCCTGAAAGTCTTGCATACAAGTACAGATTGCACGCAGTCAGTAAAAATTTATCTAAAAAACAAACAACTTTTGAATCAATTTGATTGTAAATACAAACACAATCTGTTATAATACTTAGAGGAGTATTGAAATGGCTTATTCTGAAAAAGTAATCGATCACTATGAGAATCCCAGAAATGTGGGCAAAATGGACACAGGCGATGTCAACGTAGGCACCGGCATGGTAGGAGCACCGGCCTGCGGCGATGTAATGAAACTACAGATAAGAGTAGAAGATGGGATCATTCAAGATGCGAAATTCAAAACTTATGGCTGTGGGTCGGCGATCGCGAGTAGTAGTCTCGTCACGGAGTGGGTCAAGGGCAAAACGCTGGAGCAAGCTGGCGCAATTAAGAATGCTGAAATTGCACAGGAACTCAGTCTCCCGCCGGTTAAGATCCATTGTAGTATCCTTGCGGAAGACGCTATTCGGGCGGCCATAGAAGACTACAGAAAAAAGCACCCCGAATGATTAGTGTGACTCCCCGGGCAGCCAGCAAAATTGTCAGCAATTTGGATCGACGCGGCGCAGGCATTGGTATACGTTTGGGTACCAGGACCACTGGTTGTAGTGGCTTGGCCTATGTGTTGGAATATGTGGATAACCCTGACATCACAGATCATGTTTTCGACAGTGATGGCTTTAAAATCGTAGTTGATCCCAAGAGCTTGCCCATCATTGATGGATTAATCATTGACTGGGTACGTAACGGCCTAAACGAAGGCTTTGAATTTAATAATCCACAAGAGAAAGACCGCTGTGGTTGCGGGGAAAGTTTCCGAGTTTAATTTGTACAATCCACGATTTGATTATAAACCTTTGAGTCGTGTGACTGAAGACGGCCGCAGGCTGTATGATACTCCCGGCGGCAAATTGCCCAGTGTAACCACAGTGCTGGAAAAAACCAAGCCTGAAGAAAAAAAGCAGGCCTTGCAAGAGTGGCGTAATCGTGTGGGCCATGCACAAGCACAGGCCATAACCACCGAAGCAGCCAACCGTGGTACCAGAATGCACACCTATCTTGAGCACTATGTAAAAAATGGTGAACTCAAAGACCGAGGAAGCAATCCGTTTGGCTGGGCCAGTCATGCCATGGCGCAGACTGTAATCGATGACGGTCTCAAAAATGTGCAGGAATTTTGGGGTGTAGAGATACCTTTGTATTTTCCCAAATTGTATGCAGGGACCAGCGATGGTGCTGGCCTACACATGAACGAAGAAAGCATACTAGATTACAAACAAACCAACAAGCCCAAGCGCCGAGAGTGGATAGAAGACTATTTCTTGCAACTAGCGGCCTATGCTCTAGCACACAACGAGGTACATGGCACAAACATCCGCAAGGGCGTGGTACTCATGTGTGTAAAACCACCAGTGGATGCACAGGGTCGCCCAACTGCACGTCCAGAATATCAAGAATTTGTGCTGGAATCTACAGATTTTGACCACTGGTGTGATGCCTGGTGGCGCAGACTGGAGCAGTATTACCTGCTGGCCTAAACAGCTAAATACTGCACTAGAATCAAGGACAACAAACGTGGCCATTGTACAGATATCCCGCATAACCAACCGCAAAGGTCTGCAAGAAAACCTACCACAACTGGCTGGTGCAGAACTGGGCTGGAGTATAGACGAGCGCAGATTGTTCATTGGAAACGGCACCTTGCAAGAAGGTGCGCCAGTTATAGGCAACACGGAAATTCTCACAGAATTTTCAGACATCTTAGAATTACAGACCACGTACACCTACAAGGGCGAAGCCGCCGGCTATACGGTACAAACTGGACCCACCCCCGGTACCCCAATTACTCTTAGTTTGCAAAGTTGGTTGGACCAGTTTGCTACAGTCAAAGATTTTGGTGCTGTAGGCGACGGTGTAGCCGACGACACTGACGCTATTAATCGAGCCCTGTTTCAACTATATTGCAGAGAGACCAATCCACAGATACGGCGCAGCCTGTTTTTCCCTGCCGGCGTGTACAAGGTCAATCAAAGCATTAACATTCCGCCCTATGCCACACTTTATGGCGAAGGCGCAGACAATTCTGTGATACAATTGCAGGTCGGCGACGATAGCACTTTGCACGAATGCGTGGCTCGCACTGCTGATAGCCTGCAACAGATCGGTACCAGCATCGGAGACAACGGTGCCACTGCACCAGAATTCATAACCATCACTAATCTTGGATTTCAAAGCCTGGATTCCACAGTGGATGTGTTCATAGTCCAAGATGCTACCAACTGTAGATTCACCAATGTTACGTTTACCGGGCCATTGACCAGTCCTACCTCTGCTGCTGCTGATATCCGTGCTGTGGCATTTGCCAGCACTGCACCCTATGTGTGTGATCAGATCGTGTTTGATGGCTGTAAATTTTCCGGCACTACCTATGGCACACAAACCAGCCAAGAAATCAAGTCAGTTACCTTTACCAATGGACAGTTTAGGAATCTTTACCAAGGAGTGATATTGGCAGGAACGTCGGCCACAGGTGTTAGAATCACTGGAAACCAATTCGACGATATCTATGCTGAAGGTATCATATTTCAAAGCGCACTGGATCCGGCATTGAATGCCAGCGGTCACAATATATTCTATGATGTAGGCAATCATTTCTTAGGAGCAGGTAATCCCTTTACACCTGTGATTGACATACAAAGCAACAACAACATCAGTGTCAGCGACATGTTTGAGCGTGACGACAGCGATGCTGCAAGTTTTCCCCGAGTACAACTTGGCAGCACAATCAGCATAGCCACCACCAATGGTTCACAGTTGGCCATGGGTTCATATGTGAGAGAATCTGGTGAAACCAAAACCTTGATCAACGATACTTCCGCCAATGTGTTCGAGATCGACGCTACCTTGGTACAAGCATTTAGTGTCAACTACACCATAGTCAGACAATACAACTACAGAACTGGCACCATTGTGGTGGCCAGCGATGTGGGCGACAGCAGTGCTGGAATTACCAGTACCGATGATTTTGTGGAAAACAATGACACCGGTGTCACACTGTCAGTGTCACAGTCCGGTGACATCATTAGCCTGGATTATGTTGCCAATGAACAAGGTATCAACGGCACCATGACCTACAGCATCACTTACCTGGCTTGATCTGGCCTGTATCTTTTAGTTCTCGATTGGCCAGCTGGAATCAGTTGCGCGATCAGTGCATAAATCTCTCTGTGGAATCTGCATTACAACACATCAACTCCTGGTGGTTTGTCGCACCGTGGCAACCCTATTATCTACACTGGGATGATCAAGAAGTATGGCCCGATCCTTGGCAACTTTTGAGTGACAATATCTATTGTGAAGTTGCAAGAGGCTTGGGAATCCTGTATACTATAAGTTTGTTGGATCGTGCAGATTTGGCCCCAGCAACCTTGATTTTGACCCAAGATGATACAAATTTAGTACAAGTTGCACAAGAAAAATATATACTTAATTGGGCGCCTGACACTGTAGTAAATACCAACCTGAATGTGAAGATCAAAAAGAAGTACCAGCAGCACGCCATAAAGTAGTAATAAAAATTTAGAACGAGAGAAAATGACGCAGATTACAGTTGTAAAAAGAAGCGGCGTGAAAGAGCCACTGCATATTGACAAGTGGCAGGCTCAAGTAGCCAAGGTTTGTCAAGGAATCGCCGATGTCAGTCAGAGCATGATTGAAATCAAAGCACAGTTGCATTTTTATGATGGCATAACCACACAAGAGATTGATGGTATTACCTTGCGTGCCATCGTAGATCTCATTGATGTTGAAGCCAATCCTGATGTGGGTCACACCAACTATCAGTATGTGGCTGGCAAGCAACGTCTCAGCATGTTGCGCAAAGATGTGTATGGTAGCTATCAACCTCCACACCTGTATGAGATTGTAAAGAAGAATGTGGCCACAGGTCTTTACACTCCGGAACTATTAGAGTGGTACACAGAAGATGAGTGGAATCGTATGAATGATCTCATCGACCATGCCAAGGATGAGGAATACAGTTATGCAGCCATTGAACAGCTCTC